AAAACAGGCAACACAGAAGAGCAGTTTAATTGTGTTGAAGTTGAACTAACTCTAGAAGATCTAGAGTTGTTGGAGAACGCTGTTTTAATGCGTGATCTTCCAGACACACAAGGCTTTTTCTTTGGCGGTCCTGCAGATGAATATTACAAAGATCAAGACTTGGCATTTATTGCTGAAGCCAGAGGAGATATTGCTGGTGGTCGCAAAGTTTATTACAATTCATGGTGGTAGTATGTGTTACGAAGAATATATAAATCAAAATCTATGGGCACAAGTTGAGGAAGTGTCCATAGACAATATAACCAAGTTAGATCAACAGTTAACTAAAATGGGTATCAGTGTTGACCCAAACGATCTAGAAGATATATTAGATCTAATTAAAGAAAAAGTGATAAAAACGGTTGACAATTAATTAGCAAGATCTTATAATAACAAAGTTAGGTAAACATATCAAGGAGCGAATATGTCTGCAAAAGCAATAAAATTTACAAAAGAAACTGATGAGCAAATCATCGAGCGTATTTCAAAAAGATTCCATATCTTAGACGAAATGACCAAAGCCTGCATCAACGGTGATGTACGTGCTATGATTGTAGTAGGCCCTCCAGGCGTAGGTAAGTCATATGGTGTTGAATATCAATTAGAAAAAGCAGGTTTATTAACTACACTGTCTAGTAGACCAAAACCTTATGAAGTGGTTAAGGGTGCTATGTCAGCAATTGGTTTATACTGTAAACTATTCAACTACAAAGAAAAGGACAACGTTTTAGTGTTTGATGACTGTGACTCTGTTTTACAAGACGAACTTTCATTAAACATTATTAAAGCGGCCTTGGATAGTAAAAAACAACGTAGAATTTGTTGGAATACTGATTCATACAAACTGAGAAATGAAGGTGTACCTGAGCATTTTATTTTTGAAGGCTCAGCAATATTCATAACTAATGTTAAGTTTGATAATGTTAAAAGTAAAAAACTGCAAGACCATTTAGAAGCAGTTCAATCAAGATGTCACTACTTAGATTTAACATTAGATACAATGCGTGATAAACTATTACGTATTAAACAGATTGCTGGTACTGGTGCTCTATTTCAGGACTATGATCTAACTGACATAGAGCAAACAGAAATTTTAGACTTTTTAACAGACAACTGTGAAAAGTTAAATGAAGTAAGTTTACGTATGGCTCTTAAGGTTGCTGACTTACGCAAGGTTTCACAAAATAACTGGCGTGAGATGGCAGAAGTAACTTGTATGAAACGCAGGGCCGCTTAGTTTCTAGTCAGTTAGTTTCGCTCCTAACATTTTTCTAACTGACTACCGAAAGGCACATTACCAAAATAGTGTGCCTTTCACCTTTTCTACTATATAATATAAGTATGCGAAATTGTAAAATCATAGTGCGTGATGAAGTTAACGTTAAGATTGAAGGTCTTGAACTTGACGTTCGCAAAACACTAACCAATAAATTCAAATATGAGATACCTGGTGCTAGATACATGCCAGCAGTTAGACTTGGCCGTTGGGATGGCAAAGTAGGTTTCTTTCAGTTAGGCGGTAGCACTTATGTTAACCTACTACCAGATATTATTCCTGTGTTAGAAGAATACAATTATGATATTGAACTAGAAGATATTCGTGACTATTCAACCAGTTATGGTTTTGAATCTGTACAAGAAGATAGTTATAGTGATTATGTTTGGCCTCCAAAACATCCTTGTGAAGGACAGCCAATTATGTTGCGTGACTATCAAGTAGAAGTCATCAACAAGTTTTTAGAAAACCCACAATGTATTCAAGAAGTAGCCACAGGTGCAGGTAAGACTTTAATTACTGCTGTACTAAGTCATAGATGCGAAGCACACGGTCGTACAATAGTTATTGTTCCAAACAAAAGTTTAGTTACACAAACAGAAGCAGACTACATCAATATGGGATTAGACGTAGGTGTGTTCTTTGGTGATCGTAAAGAGTTTGGTCGTACACACACTATCTGTACTTGGCAAAGTTTAAACATACTAATGAAAAATACCCGTGCCAAAGAAGTAGACATTACCATAGATGAGTTTTTGCATGACGTAGTTTGTGTTATGATAGATGAAGTACACATGGCCAAAGCAGATGCACTACGCACATTATTAACAGGACCAATGTCGCACATTCCTATTCGTTGGGGACTAACTGGTACTGTACCCAAAGAAGATTATGAATTTGTTAGTCTAAGATGTAGCCTAGGCGATGTTATAGGTAGACTGTCAGCAAATGAACTACAACAGGAAGGCGTGTTAGCAAACTGTCATGTTAATGTTGTACAGTTAGTCGACCACGTTGAGTATAAAGATTATCAATCAGAATTACGATATTTGTTAGAGACAGAAGAACGTATGCAGTATATTGCTAATTTAATTACAACAATTAAAGAGTCAGGCAATACGTTAATTCTAGTTGATCGTATAGCACCAGGTAAACGTTTAACAGAGCTTATACCTGGATCGGTATTTGTTTCAGGAGGAACTAAAGCAAATGATAGAAAAGAATCCTATGACGAAGTGGCCACAATGGATGATAGAGTTATTGTTGCTACTTATGGTGTTGCCGCTGTTGGTATTAATATTCCTCGGATTTTCAATTTGGTGCTTGTGGAGCCTGGTAAGAGTTTTGTACGGGTTATTCAAAGTATTGGTAGAGGCATTAGAAAGGCTGAGGATAAAGATTTTGTGCAAATTTGGGATATAACATCTACCTGTAAATTTGCCAAAAGACATTTAACTAAACGTAAAGCGTTTTATAAGGAAGCCAATTATCCATTTACGGTAGAAAAAGTAGACTGGCAGGATTGACAAAATGTACATAGGATTGTAAAATAACTACATGAGAATTTTAACTTTAGACAACATTAGATATGAATTAGATCAATTACCCGAAGAAGTGGATGATATGCGTTTTAGCGTGTTGGACAATTCAGATCCAGCAAACCCCGATCACCATTGGATACCATTAATCTTTTTGGAATCATTTAATTCACCTGCCTTGGTATTACGCATAGGTGACCATGAAATTAAGATGCCAGTTGATTGGCAAATCCTAATAGGTGAACCCGACTGTGGTAACTTAGAAGTATTGCCTTTAACAGCGATTAACGACAGAGGGTTCAAAGCATTTCAATTTAATCCGTTAACAGGATTTAGAAGTACGTTTCTTGACATTGAGATTATAGATGTGTACAATGATGTTAACTGGTATTGTCCTAAACTTAAGAATGGTCAGATGTTAACAATACCACTAGGTGACGACAAAGAACCTGAGTGCGTTTATTTTGTCAAGGACATATCACGCAACTGTGAAGTAGTACAATACGATAAGGTATTTTAATGGCAGACAAATCAAGTCCATTATACATTGGTAATGAAATGGCGGCCTTTGACCGTAAGGACAGAGACTACTATGACAAGTTTACAGATGAAGAACGTAAACAGTTTTCAACTTATCTAATGTTGAGATATGGTGCGTCAGTAGGTGGCAACAAGGACCTGCAGGCATATTACTTGATGGCAACTAATAAGTTTGTTAATAAACACTTCTTTGATCTAAACAAGCACACAAAACTACAATGGTTGATGTGTACCACAGTGAGCCCTAACATGGGTAATCAGTTTCACTATTGGTTAGCCGCAAAGAAAAAAGAAGGTAAAGCACCATCTAGTAAAGTAAGAAAGTTTATCAGTGAACTATATCCAAATATGAAATCGGATGAAATGGACTTACTGTTATCAATGTTAACACCAAAAGACGTAAAAGAAATAGCAAAAGAACATGGCTGGGATGACAAGCGAATCAAAGCAGACTTATAAGTGTAAGTTTTGTGATAGAGAATTTAGTAGAGAAAACACTCTAAGTGTTCACGTCTGTGAACAAAAGAAACGTTTTCAAAACAAAGATACACCTGCAAGTAGAATAGGTTTTACAAACTTTAAACGTTTCTATGAAATGACACAGGGCTCAGCAAAGAACAAAACATTTGATGACTTTGCTACATCAGCATACTATAAAGCATTTATCAAGTTTGGCAATTATTGTGTTAATGCTCGTGTAGTTAATGCAGAACGTTTTGCTGACTGGTTACTTAAAAACAACAAGCGTATAGATCATTGGGGCAGTGATAAACTTTACGAAGAGTTTCTAAAGTTTTGGATATACAAAGAACCAGCAACAGATGCCATGGCTCGTGCTTTAGAAACATCAGTAGACTGGGCAGAAGATACAAGTAATCCTACAGAACATTTCTTACGTTATGGCAACTCTAATAAGATATGTTATTTGATTACAACAGGTAGAGTAACAGGTTGGACTATTTTTAATTGTGATTCAGGTCATGAGTTCTTAGAAGGACTTAACCAAGAACAACTACAAATGGTCTATGAGTTTTTAGATCCAGATCGTTGGCATAAAATGCTAAAAGACTATCCAGGCGATACTGAGTATGTTAGAGAAATGTTAAAACAGGCAGGTTGGTAATGAAGTTTAAGTCAGACATTGATATTGATTTTGCAGACAGAGATGATATACTCAAACTAATTGAGCATACTTCTGCACGTCAAGATCGTGAGGACGGTGTACGCAAACACAACTCAGGTGTGTACGTAACTGAAATACCTTATGACCCAATTAATGACTGTGCTAGTATTGATTATGAAACAGCAGATGATCGAGGTTATGTTAAGATTGACTTTCTTAATGTTAATGTCTATAAACTGATTAAGGATCAAGAACATTATAATCGTATGTTAGCACAAGAACCTAATTGGGCAAGATTAAAAGATCCAGAGTTTGTAGAAAAGATTATACACATTGGCAATCATTATGAACTTATTAAGGATCTAGAAGTTAATTCAATTCCTAGAATGGCTATGTTCTTAGCACTTATACGTCCAGGTAAAAGACATTTACTAGGCAAGGACTGGGCAACTATTGCAGAAGATATCTGGACAGTACCAGATGACGGTAGTTATTATTTTAAAAAAGCACACGCAGTTAGTTACGCAGTACTGGTTGCCTTACATATGAATTTACTAGATGAAAGTTTACGTACACAAGGACAGTAGAATACGTGACATCTGTAATATCAGAGAAGAACGCTACTACTCAGTAGAATATTTAAAATCCTTACCAGACAACACCGTACAGGTCATACCAATCAAGTATGATGATACCTACTTCTTAGACTACATTAAAGAATCAAATGCTACTATTGTATTGGAGAATCTAGTAGAAGGTGGCGATACATTTATGCGTATGCTAGACAATCAAGGGCTACTTAAAGGTGCCTTAGACGGTCGCTACGCAACGATCTCATCAGGAGAGCTACCAGAGTCTATTAATAATTACAACACTAATTATATGATGTACATGACTGCTGAAGCAAACTTAAACAACAAATATGTAGCCTATAGCAATCACAAACGTAAGTATGACTTCTTATTCTTAAACAATAGACCAAGAACACACAGACTAGAATTAATCAAACAATTAGAGTATGATGGTCTATTAGACAACGCACTATGGACACATATTACCACAGGTAGACGTTTACCAAAAGAATATGAAAAGAATGACATAACATTTGAAAGTCTAATAGATTGGCAACGTTGGGACGCAGGTGAATGTATTACAGAACAATACTTTGACACATGGTTTAGTCTACAAGCAGAGTCAACAGTGTTACACCGTTATAGTTTCTTTA